AGGTAGGTTGTGGTAAGACAATGACCGTAGGAAAAACAGCGCGCGAATGAGGACAAAAAACACTAATTATCACAAATACTGCTATGTTACGAGATGAGTGGCGTGATGAAGTGCGCGCGCTGTTTGGGATGGAGCCTGGTATTATTGGATCTGGCAAGTTTGATATTGAAGACCATGCTATTGTGATCGGCAATGTACAAACTGTAACTAAAGTATTGCCCCAAATTCAAAAAGAGTTTGGTACTGTAATACTAGACGAGGCTCACCATGTCCCCGCGACTACGTTTTCTAGTATTATTGATGGTATATACGCCAGATATCGTATTGCTTTGTCTGGTACAATGCTACGAACTGATGGTAAGCATGTTATCTTCAAAGACTATTTTGGACCTGTGTTAATTCAACCACCGCAGTCCGATACTATGAATCCAGTAGTGAGGTTAATACCTACTGGTATTAGCCTACCAACTAGCCTAGGCTGGGCACAAAAGATAAATAAGTTGTTATACGACGAAGACTACCAACAGTTTGTTGCAAGTCTAGCAATAACACAAATTCTAAATGGTCACTCCGTGCTTATTGTAGCAGATAGAGTAGAGTTCTTAACTAACGTAAAGGAGTTAATCGGTGCAAATTGCGTACTTATTACAGGGGAAACAGACTACGACACCCGTAAAGACCTTATCGCCATGGTCGAAGCCGGAGAAGCTATGTGCGTTGCTGGTTCCCGCCAAATCTTCTCCGAAGGAATCTCAATAAATCGGCTAAGTTGTGTTATTCTTGCAGTACCAACATCAAACCCGATTTCACTAGAGCAGATCATTGGACGTATTATGCGTCAACATCCTGACAAATTAGACCCAGTAGTATTAGATCTACAATTCTCTAGTGGCCCAGAGAAGCGTCAGAATACTGCTAGAGCTGGATTTTATTTATCTAAGGGCTGGAAAGTAACAAAATTATGAGTATTTGGTTTTGGCTATGGTGGTGTCCTGCTATGGCGTGCATCGGTGGGTACATTAGAATGACTGTGATGGAGTTTATTAAAGAACGTCGTAGCCGAAGCCTGGCCCTAGAAAATAGTAGGAACTGGTTTGTTCCAGAACTCACTGTAGGAGTTGTAGTAAGTCGTGTTATTCTTAGCTTTATTCCTGTAGTAAATATCATTTGCCTACTAGATCTAAGTGCAAGTACAGTTGGCGTTGTTTACGATAAGATTCGCAAAATAATGTCCATTACTTTAGTTAGTCGTGTTAAGTAATATCAAATGGCTGTTAAAAATTGATCTTGATAAGTCTTGGTTGTCATGCTATAATAGATGTTGTTGAGGGTTATAATGATTTGCTTTTTTAACCTTGAGTTAGTCGAGAAGGAAGCCGGTAACAATGCAGAAAAGTTTCTTTGGCTGCTTTACTACCACCACACTAAATCTATTCCTAAAAATCGTCATCAAAAGTACAAACCAAGCAAACATAACTTAACAGGTGCAAGTTGGTTATTAAAACCAGATCCACTTTTCGAACTAAACATTGACAACAATTACATAGTTCAGTACATCAAGTTAGCCGCTAGACGTAGTTATTCCTTTTATAAGTTTTATGGAATCAAAACCCTAGATCGGAGTCTGTTTCCAGACCTAAACCTAGAAAATATAAAAACAAACCCGCTGTTAAAAATCACTAACAATTTAATCTATTTCAAATACGAGGAATCTAATCATGGCATTAGCATTTAATTCTACCAAGGGTAAGGCTGCAAAGAAGTCAGTTGAAAGCTACGAATACAAAGACGGCGATAATGTCGTGCGACTATTCGGTGGCGTACTACCCCGTTATGTTTACTGGGTAAAGGGCACTAATAATAAGGACATTCCTATTGAGTGCTTAGCCTTTGATCGTGAAAAGGAAAAGTTCACAAACACAGAAGTAGACCATGTTCCTTCATACTTCCCAGACAAGAAGTGCAGCTGGTCGTACTCAATCAACTGCATCGACCCACGCGATGGCAAGGCAAAGGCTCTTAATCTTAAGAAGAAGCTTTTTGAGCAGATCATGACTGCTGCTGAAGACCTTGGTGATCCTACTGATCCAGTTACAGGATGGAATATTGTGTTTAAGAAGCAAAAGACTGGCCCACTGCCATTTAATGTTGAGTATACCCTTCAGGTTCTAAAGTGCAAGCGTTCAGCACTTACAGAAGAAGAATTAGCAGTTATTGCTAAGGCTGAAGACATTGATAGCAAGTTTGTTCGTCCTACAGCAGACGAAGTAAAAGCTACTCTAGAAAAGATCGTAAATGGTGCTGCCGAGGAAGCAGAAGAAGATTCCGCAGAAGCCGAAGCAGCTCGCGAACTAGCGTAATACTATGCCCCTATGGTGTAATAATCATAGGGGCATTTTCATCTAACAAATCATGAATAAAACGCACCAAGATCAAGTAGTAGAAGCAGCAACAGCAGATTTGAAGTCGGTTATTCCTAATATTGACAATCTTGCTCGCTGCATTTATAGAGCTGCATACAATGAGGCTAAACGTGACGTTGTAGAAGGTAATTTAGACCTTATTAATACTCTTAGAATGTACGCAGATGATTTGCATAGTTATGGTGGATACAATGGGTATGCTACAGCAATGAGTCTAGCGGCAGACGCTTTAGAGAATAGAAAATGAATGAAGACCTAGTATATCGTTTACGTAAACGAGCTGAGATTCGCCGTAGTATTACAACCAGAAAGAGTGTTCAGGCCGGGGAGCCCGATCGTATTGCCGATCTTCTAGAAGAAGCGGCTAACGCTCTAGAAGAACTACAAAGGAATAACGATGGAGATCAAGAATAACGCAGATTTTGTGTTAATAAAAGAACGATACCCACATCTAGCCCCTAAGTTTACGCTATTTTGGGGTCAACCAGAGTTCGAAGAAGTCATTACAGGATTATTATTAGATACTCGTAATGATAAACGAAAAGGTTTTGATAAGGACGCTATTGACGCTATATTAAGGTTAATTAGGCTGCACAATGTAGAGTTTCCAAGATTTACTGATAACAGTAATTACACAGATACTGACTTCAAGTTTAGGTAGAATAAATGATTAAACAAGATAGAGATACTGCGGAGCAGGGCACTGAATTTGAGTTATATCTAAAAGAGACTTCGGTACTTGAAGATAGAATACAGCGAGGTAGTTGGGCTTACAGTTATGAGGACTGTGAGTGGGAAGCTTTTCAGTATGGTTGGAACGCAGCAAAGCGTCATTTTGGTATTGAACAATGAAAATACTATTTACCGCAGATATTCATATTAAGATTGGACAAAAGAATGTTCCTGTGGAGTGGGCCCGTGCTCGTTATCGTGATCTTTTTAGTCAACTAAAAGCACTACAATCTAAATGCGATTTATTTGTTGTAGGCGGAGACATTTTTGATCGCCTAGCAACAATGGAAGAATTAGAAATCTACTTCGAGTTTTTAAGCACTATCGACGTAGAAACTATTATCTACCCAGGCAATCACGAGGCTGCAAAGAAAAATACGACGTGGTTATCAAATTTGAAAAATGTTACGGATTTAGTAAATCCTAAGGTTAGAATCATAGATGACTTTTATACGTATAAAGGGGTTGATTTCGTTCCCTATAATAGATTAAAAGAACTCGAAAATACTGTCTATAGATTCTCCGAAAATGTTTTATGTACCCACGTAAGGGGAGAAATTCCTCCTCATGTAAAGCCAGAAGTAGACTTAGACCTTTTCACACGCTGGAAAACAGTGTTAGCCGGAGATCTACACAGTTATGAAAATTCGCAACGTAATATCCTTTATCCGGGTTCACCTGTTACTACTAGTTTCCATCGCAACATGGTTAATAGCGGGGTTATCCTACTGGATACAGATACACATGAACATGAGTGGCTTGAACTAGAGCTTCCTCAACTTATTCGCAAAACTATTCAGGCTGGAGAACCTATGCCTGCTACAGAGTATCATCACACAATCTATGAGGTTGAAGGCGATATGACACAACTAGGTGAAATGGCTACGTCAGAGTTGCTAGATAAAAAGATTGTTCGTCGTAATACAGATACAGAACTAATTCTTGACCCTACTATGACCCTTCAACAGGAAGTGCACGAGTACTTAAGTTACGTACTAGAACTTCCAGAACCTCAGATTGAAACTATTATTCAGGAACTAAATAATCATGCAATACAACTTTGATAAAACTGCTGTGGTTTACAGTCAGACTAATTGCCCAGGATGTGTAGAAGCTAAAAAGCTATTAGAAGACCGCGGCTATAAAGTAGAAGTTCGTACTCTAGGTACTGATGGTAATGCTACAAAGCAACAACTTCTTCAAGACTTTCCAGACGCTCGCTCTGTTCCACAGATTATTATTAATGGTAATAAAATAGGTAATCTAAATACACTAAAGACATTTCTAAGGGTATAATGAAAATAATACTTAAGAAGATGACGTGGAGTAATATCTTTAGCTATGGTGATAATAACACCATTGACTTTAGTGCTAATCCAATTACTCAAATTATTGGTTTTAACGGACACGGTAAATCTTCTATTCCGCTAATACTAGAAGAAGTTTTATACAATAAGAATAGCAAAGGTATTAAACGATCTGATGTACTTAATCGTAATGGCACTAAAAAGTCATATACTATAGAGCTAGACTTTACTGATGGTGTAAGCAACTACAATATCAAAACAGTAAGAGGGTCCACTGCTACAGTTACTCTTACTAAAGATGGCATCGACATTAGTAGTCATACTACTACTGGTACCTATAAACTAATCGAAGAACTTATAGGCTACGACCATAAAACTTTTGCACAAATTGTTTATCAAAGTAATAGTAGTAGCTTAGAGTTTCTTACTGCAACTGATAGCAATCGCAAGAAGTTCTTAATTGACTTATTAGACCTGAGCCGCTACACAGATCATTCTGAGGTCTTTAAAGCAGAAGCAAAGTTAGTAGATACAGAGATTACCACCACCACAGCAAAAATCAGCAGCGCAGAACGGAAGAGCACAAGTCTGAACTCCAACCA